GAACCAAACAAAGCTCTATACCCAAAAGCCGCAAGTTGTTGACCTGTAGCATAGTAAGCAGCTTGATGACCAACGTTTGTGTTACTTCCACTTGTTGAGTTAGTATATCCTGTTTGATAACCTATATTTGTATTTTCAGTTCCAGAAGTGTTTGAGTAACCAGCTTCATAACCTATTGAAATATGACCATCTGCAGTAGAACTTCTTGCAGCATTATCTCCTATTGCTATATTAGCCTCGGCGGTTGTTAAAAATTGACTTGCTTCGTGTCCTATTGCTATATTATTAACACCATTAGTGTCTATTCTATAAAGAGTGTGATATCCTATTGCTGTATTTTTGTTTACTCCAGTTTTACCACTTCCAAAACCCATAGGAGAATCACCGATTGCAACATTTCTGTAACCACTTCTACCAAAACCAGCCATACGTCCAATAAGTGTTGTGCCAGCCATTAAATTTGTTCCAGAGGCTGCGCCAGCGTTAAATCCTATTGCAGTCGCACCTTCCGACGTTGTCAAGTTATTTAAAGTGCTATCGCCTATTGCTGTATTATAATCACCAGAAGTTAAAGAATTTAAGCTGTCTTTACCTATTCCTAAATTTCCTAAATCGCCACTTCTACTGGCAGGTATATTTATAAAATAAGCATTTTCGTCTGTATTATTCACTACAACATCTGAAAGATCATTTAAGTCCGATACACTACTGCCAGCTGCAAACTCTAATGCGCTTCCACCTGAATTTACTTGTAGTACTTGTCCTGCAGAACCTAAACTAGGGAAGGCAGCTGAACCACCGTTGACAGCGTATATTTCTGTAAAATTGTCGTTGCATATATCAAATGCATCTCTCAAAGGAGTTCCGGTGCCGTCATTAGCGGAAGATCCTATATTTATTGATTGTTTAGCCATTTTTTATTTTAATTTTTTACATTATTGTATCGTCAGCGGAAAATATAGTGCTGTCAGATTTTATTTCAGTGTTATCTGCAAATAAGTTAAAAACTTCTTCTACAAGGTTACGTACGTTACGCCAATGTGTTAATAATATTTTACTACCTATTATACTCATAACTTAATATAAAAGTATTATATCATCTGCAGTCGTACCAAAGTCAAAAACTCTGTCTACTTGTATTGGTAAAAATGACCCAGCTGCTATGTTTTGAAACAATACAGCTCTATATATTTCGTAACTTTCGCCACTAGCCATTATATTTGCAGATGAATTACTTATATCAACTAAAGATATATCTCCACCGTCTACAACGCTAGCTACAGAAGCAACCGTACCATCCGTAGTATTTACCACTAAATCTCTTGGAGCAACAAAAGTTCCATTTTTTGGCCACTTGTTAACAAATCTTTTTGTGCTATCACTAAGTTTATTAGTTACAGTTGAAGTAGCTGTTCCGGTTACAACAGGAGCGGATTGACCTGATAGTAAAACACAAAGATCTCCTTGTGTTCCAACATATACGCCAGCTCTGTTTTGACCTGAAAAAAAAGTATTTTGGTTAATGTTAAATTTATCACTTGAGGTTAAAAAATTTATTGCACCACTTCCTTTAGTGCTAGCATCTTTTATAACTATAGCTCTATTGACTGTTTCTACACCGTTTTTTTCTCTGCTCTCATTACTCGCTCTAAGAGGATCGTTTATAATATCTCCGTATGCCATTTTGTTTTATTTTATCTAGTTTTATCTTTGTTAATTAGTTCTATTGCTTTTTTCATTACTTTGTCAGTGTAAGTTTTACCTTGCATAATTACGTTACGTTGTTTGCTTGTAGGTAAATCTTCTTGACCTAGTAATATTCTGTATATTTTGTTTATTAAAAGCTTACACTTAACCGAGGTTTTGTATAAGCTGTATTTTTGTGTTGTATTATTTCTGTGTCTCCACACTGTTATCCAACCTTCTCTTACAAGTCTTTGCCATCTTCTTTTATCCCAAGAGTATGTATAAATACCGTTTAAAAAGTCTTGACGTGTGAATAAATCCATACAGTCAAAATAAATTAAAAGCTCTAGATCAGCATCGTTTAGGTTGTTATTTTTACAAGCCCATTTTCTAACTATACGATAGTGTTTAAATAAGCCAATGTCTTTTACATCTTTGGCTTCTAGCTTTCTCATAGAACTATAACGACATCTTGCTGCTTTATAACTAATAGAACTTCTTCATCTATCTCTATATTAAAGCCTGCTTGCTTGTCATAATATATAGTATCACCTGCTTTTACTCCGTTTACCAAATCGCCAGCAGATTTAATAATACCTTTGCGGTATCTTATATCTTCTTTTATTTTATCGGTAAAGATAAGCCCACCCTTCGTCTTAGTAGGCTTTTCTTTTACCTCTTTTATTACTAAAAATATACCTATAGCTTTCATTACTCTCTCATATTATTGATTACACAATCAGTTGAAAGTATTGTAGTCGCTACAGATACTGCATTCTTAAGTGCTGTTTTAGTAACTAATACTGGATCAATAATACCAGCTTTTATCATACTTACTGGTTTTCCTGTAACTACATCTATACCCCAGCCTTTTCTACTAGCAAGTGTATCTGTGTTTAAACCAGCGTTACTTAATATTGTTTTATAAGGCGATTTAATTGCTTCTATAAATATGTTTTCACCCTCTGTTTTGCCGCTAAGTTTTTGTGCAGCATTAAGTAAAGCTATACCACCGCCAGGCACTATACCTTCTTTAACCGCAGCTTTAGTAGCGTTAATCGCATCATCAACACGATCTTTCTTTTCCTTAAGCTCTACATCAGAATTAGCACCTACAGTTATAACCGCTACGTTGCCTGATAATACGCCTAAGCGCTCTTGTAGTTTTTCGGTTTTTAAACTAGGTGTATCGCTATTAAGTTGATCTTCTATAGCTTTAATTCTTTCTTTTGCAGCATCTGGTATGCTTGTGACTTTTAAAACTGTAGACTTATTGTCTGATACAGCTTTTTCACACTCACCTAACATATCAGGTGTTATAAGATCTATATCGTCTCCGTACTCTTCGTTAATATGAGTAGCACCAGTTACTGCAGCAATATCGTCTAAAAAGTCTTTTTTCCAAAAACTAAATCCTGGAGGTGCAACTACATTAGCTTTTATATTGCCTTTAATTTTATTCATAACTAAAGCACTCATCGGTTGTTTTTCAAGCTCACCGATTATAAGTATGCTTCTGTTATTTTGTACAGCATGCTCTAATACTGTTTGTATTTTTCTTACTGTTGTTATTGGTGATGATACCAATAGTACTAGAGGTTTTTCTAGTGTTACATTTTGTTTAGTGACATCTGTTACAAAGTTTGGATTTGCAAACCCTTGGTTTATCTGAGAGCCAGATACAACCTCAACACTTGTTTCATCAGCGCCGTCTGAGTTCATAAAAACTGTACCGTTTTTACCTACTTTTTTAAACGCTTCACCTATAATAGAACCTAGCTCTGTATCATTATTAGATGATATTGTAGCTACTTGGTCAATCATATCACCTTCAACTGGTATAGATACTTTGTCTAAGTATTTTACAGTTTGGCTATACGCTTTATTTATGTCATTTTTAATATCTCTTAAAGAACTTTTATAATCTTTAGCTTGTTCTAGTATTGAGTGAGCTAATACTGTAGCGGTGGTTGTACCATCACCTGCTTCGCTTACTGTTTTTCTAGCTGCTTCTTTTATCAGTGTTGCACCTATGTTTTCTACTGGATTATGTAAGTTAACCGAATTAGCTACTGTTACACCATCTTTAGTTATCATAGGACGTCCCATGAAGTCTTCTAAGATTACACATTTACCGCTAGCTCCTAATGTAGAGCTAACGGCTTGTGTCAATTTAGTAATACCAGCAAAGACTTTATCTTGAGCATCACTGCCAAAGTTTAAATTCTTCACTATTTCTTGTGAGTTTTGCATTGAATTAAATTAGATTAAATTGAAATTACTACTTAAATGTTTTAACTACTTTTGGGCCTTTTAAATAGTCGAGCTTTTTCGTGTAATGCTCAACTGAACTGTCAATTGCTTGTTCAGCGCCTTCAATAGTTTCTCGACGAGTAACGTCGATCCAAGTCTCTTTATTAGGGTCTTGGTACTCGGTTTGATAAAATCCATTAGGCAGCTGCACTATTCGCCAACTGGCTTTATTAGATACATGCTCCCATAATTGTTTGGTTTCATCGGAAATTTGCGGTTGACTACTCCACGATTGAGTCTGGTAAAAAAACGTCATTGGTTTTGGTTTTTAATTGTTATTATTTGGTTTGCTCTAACCCGAGCAGGGTTTATTTTTTATGTAGCTTCTGAACTTTAAAGTCAGCGGTTAAGCTAGCTCCTTTATGTTTTACAAACTTACCAGAGTGTTTCATTAACTTTGGTGCTCCGCCACCGGACTTCATCCAGTGGTAGCCTTTTGGTGCTTTTACTTTCATTGTTTTTTCTTTTTAGTGCCTAGCCTTTTATTTACTATGTTTCTAGTAGTAACCATTTTTTTAGCATAACTAGGTTTTTTCTTTCTGTTAAACACTATTTGCTGGTTTAAGCTACCAATAATAGCTCGCTTGTTCCCGCGTCTAGATTTAATAAGCCATGTTGCTAATGATCCGGGTGACAAGCTTTTAAACTTACCCTTAGCGTCTGCATACTTAGAGTCTTTCCAAGTAGGTCTTTTAGCTGGCATAATTTATTTTTTATTGTGGTAAGCTTTTGGCTTATACATTTTAGCGCCATGATCCATTCTAGGCTTGCTGCTATTGTAATCCATAGCCATTGCCATGTCTTGAGCCATTTTTGGAAAATTACTACTGTCTATCATTTTAGGCATAGCCATTTTAACTCTAGCGTCGTACATGCTAGCTTTTTTAACTAAATCATAACCTTCTTTTTTTGCTATAGCTCTAGCTACTTTTATAGGTCCTGCTTTCATAGGTTTGTTTTTTCCTGGCATTTTGTTTATTTTTTACGTTTATATATTTTTTTTAGTTTTTTTTCTACTGATTCTTCCCAAGGAAGATCTCTTCTTCTAGTATCAATATGCTTCATAGGTATTGTTACCATTTTTTTACTATCTTTAGGCTTGTATTGATACTTGTTCATATCAAACTTCAACACACCGTCTCTTATTTGCTGCAAATGCAAGCGTTCGTGCATTACGGCTTTAGCTTTTTGTCTAGCGCTAAGATTTTTGTTAATTTCTATAACACCGTTCATATCTATCATACCCCATACTTTTTTAGGTAGATCACGTTCGAAAACTATAGACTTTTGCTCAGAGTGCTCAGCATTAAAGCCAAGCACTTCTGGTATAGTTTTCATTTTAAAAGCCATATTACTATGCGTTTGTTACTGCACTAGCACCAAATACTTCAGCAAGCCATATTTCAGCAGCGTTAGAAGCTCCTGAAGCTAAACATGTTATTCTTACTACTGTACCTATTGCAGCACTATTTGGTATTGTAAGCGTATCACCTGCTACATCAGTTATTGAAGTAGCACCGTTAAATCCGTACATTAAAAATTTATCATTACCATCAGTGCCATTAGTATTGATAATAACTGTATGACCGCTGTCTACTGCCGTAGTATTTACAAAAGTATAAGTAATTCCAGCTTTATTAGAAGCATCAATTACAGGTAAATTAAACACAATGTTATTAGTATCTGCATCACACTGTATAATTGACCCGGACTGCTTAGCATCTAGCGTAAGTGTTTTGTCTCCACCGTCAGCGGAAAGTATCATTATAGGCATTTTAAATCCAAAGCCATGTCCTAAAGCGTTTAAAGCTCCAGTGTTTTGGTTTGTGCCGCCGTCGTGTATTCTTGCTACTTCATTACCATCAAATTGAGTTATAGCTAAATCTGAACTATCAAGAGAAGATTTTATATTTCTTGAAACAAAAATATCTTGATAAGGATTAGTCGTAGTGCCTAAAGACACAGTGGCATTACCAGGATTTATGCTAGTAACACTTGAATTACCTATAACAACAATATTGTCTCCTTGTCCAGTAGCTCCGTTACCAATGACTGTTTGGTTAGAAGCACTGTTTGCAGAAAAAGCCGTATTATATCCTAGTGAGGTGTTTCCAGAACCAGTTGTTACAACATCACCTGATAAATTACCTATTAAAGTATTTTGAGTTCCTGTGGTAACAGCAGTACCTGCTTGATAACCTACAGCAACGTTATGCATATCAGCCGCTCCACTTGGATCTTGAGTTGTTAAAGATAGTTCACCAACTGCAACCGACTTGCTACCATCTACGTTTGCTGCTAAAGAAGCTTTACCTAAAGAAACATTACTATTACCTATTGTGTTAGATAACAAAGAACCAGATCCTAAAGCTATATTGTTGCTACCCGTAGTGTTTGCTATTCCAGCTGCGTAACCTACAAAAGCATTTTGTACACCTGTGTTAGTTGCATATCCGGCTTTATAACCTACTGCTACGTTATAAGAACTAGCAGTATCTGAAGTATATAAAGCTTGATAACCTATAGCTACAGATCTTGAGCCTGTAGTGTTTGTGTCTAAAGCTTCAGCACCAACAGCTACGTTGTCAGCTCCTGTAGTAGTACCTTTACCTGCTAGTGCTCCAACAAGAGTGTTATTACTAGCCGTAGTTACGGAAGAACCTGCTTGAGAACCTATGTATGTACCTTGATCACCATAAGTAGCATTATTGCCAGCTTCAGCACCTACTGCCGTGTTATTAGTAGGAACATCAGATCCCACTTTGTTTAATAATCTAAGCGCTTTATCACCTATAGCTGTGTTGTATGTTCCTTCAGTGTTACTTAATAAAGCGTTATAACCAACCGCCGTAGTAGCTGTACCAATTGTGGTTGCTGCACCTGCAGAGTCTCCTATGTAAACACCTCTTACGCTGCCAGTTGTTGCGGCTGCAAGAGCATTGTAACCTATTGCAACCACACTTGTTCCGGTTGTAAGTGCCCCTGCTGCATCGTGTCCAATAGCTATATTTTGATCACCTGTAGTTATTGCGTTAAGCGCTGTAGCACCAACTGCAATATTAAATTGAGCAGTACTGTCTGTAGCAGTGGGATCATGTCCGATGTATAAGGAGTTATCAGCGATAAGTACATCGGATAAATCATTTAAACTTAATGTGTCCCAAACCGGTGTTATGCCATCGCCTGATGACTGAAGATATTGACCAGCTGTTCCAGGTGCGCCATCAAAGTTTATTTCACCAGTTACGTTTACGTCAACCATAGTTGTTACGCCTGTAACTCCTAGTGTTCCGCCTACTGTTGCGTTACCTGTTATAGTAGCATTGCTACTTGCTGATATTGTTGTGAAAGATCCTGCAGCTGCAGATGATCCTCCAATTACTGTACCATCGATAGCACCACCGTTTACATCTATGCTTCCAAATACTGTTGTTGATTGTATGCTAGTTGCCAAGAACGTTTGTAGTGCGCTCATTGAAAACTGTTTTGTTGTACCGTCAGCTTCTCTACCTAACACAAACTCAGTTCCGTCGATGCTACTGTCAATTGTATATGTACTTATTCTTGCCATTATGTGTTTTTATTTGCAATTATTTTTTCTAGTTCCTTTTCCATGACCACCTCTATTTGCTTTTACGGACACAAACTTCTTTTTTGTGTGGTCATAGTCTTTGCCCTTAATGTTTTTACCAGATTTTTTAGCCTTACGGCG